AGCTTTAGTAGATAGTGAGAGAGAGTTAAGTGTAGAAACTGCAAATAGAAGAGCTGAAGTAGAAGAGTTAAGATTAAAATCAGAAGATTTAACGCTAACAGATGAAGAAAGGTTAGAAGCTTTAGAAGAAGCTAATAGGATAGAAAGTGCTTTAATGGATAAAAGGGTAGCTAATGCTGAGGAAGCTGTAAGAATACAAACTGAGCAAATGGCTAAAACTAAAAACTTACAAGAAGATTTACAGAAACTTGCAGATTTAGAAATCAAGCTAGCTAACATTAGAAGGGAAAGTAGTAGAAGGCAGCAAACAGTTGAAGCTAAAGCAAACACTATTAGAAGGCGAAGAGAGCAACAAGAAAAAGCTGCACAAAAAAGATTTATAAGAAGGCAAAATGAAAGGATTAAAAAACAAAATGAAGTAGTAAGAGCTTTTAATAAATTAGCTGAAGATCAGTTTGTAAGGGCTATTAAAGATGATGAAAAACAGGAACTATTTTTAGCAAAGCAAAGGTTTGAAGCTAGAGAAAAAGAAATTGAAAAAAATGTATTTAATGAGAAAAAGAAAGAAAAACTATTATTACAAAACTTTACTTTATTTGAAATAGAAAAATCTGATATTAAAAAGAAGTTTAGTGATGAAGAAAAAGAAAAAAGAAAAGCTGAAGCGGAAACATTAAAGAATATACAGAATGAAACTTTATTGTTAAATATAGAAGATGAAAAGAAAAGAAGAGATGAAGATTTAAGAATACAACAAGAAGCTGAATTAAAGGCAGCTGAAGAGTTGAAAAATCATGAACAAGTAAAACAAGCAATAAGAGATAAGTTTAGGGCAATAGAAAAAAATAATAGAAAGCTAGATGCAGAAGAGAAAAAAGAACTTGATGCAGCTGTAGCAGCGGCAGCTTTAAGTACAGCAAAACAAGGTTTATCTCTAGCTACTGAAATTGCTGGTAAAGGTTCTAAAGTAGGTAAAGCTATTGCTGTAGCAGATGCTACTATATCTGGTGTACAGGGTGTACAAAATGCTTTTACTACAGCTCAAAAATCACCAGTAACAGCTGTATTTCCAGCATACCCTATAGTACAGGCAGGTTTAGCAGCTGCCTTTTCAGCTGTACAAATAAAGAAAATATTATCGGCACAGGCCCCATCAGCTGGCGGTGGTGGTGGGGGTGCTGTTAGTGCTAGTGCAGGGGTTGGTAGTGGGGAGGGTGTACCATCTGGACAAATGATGGGTGGAGGTTTTTCACTTGAAGATGCTCCAGCTCCAGAACCAGTAAAAGCTTTTGTGGTTACAGATGAAATGACATCAAGCCAGAACCAGTTAGCTAATATTAGAAGAAGAAGTACAATATAAAATCAAATAAATTAATTTAAAATATATATAATAATATGCCTTGCAAAAAATGTGAAAATGGAAACTTTAAGTTTGGTAATACTGGTAAATGCGAGTATAAAACCAAAGCTGAATGTGAAGCGGATAACAAAGATTACTATGAAGATTTAAATGAAACTAAAATAGTTGAGCTAGTTATCAATGATGAGAATGAAAGTTTAGCTATTGATGCCATCAGTTTAGTTACTGCCCCAGCTATTGAACAAGATTTTGTATACTTTAATAAATCAAAGAACAATCTTACTCTAGCTAAAATAGATGAAGAAAAGAGAATGGTGGTATCACCAGCTCTGATCCCAAACAAGCAAATCTATAGATATGATGCTCAGACAGATAGTGATTACTATGTATACTTTTCGCCAGAAACTGTTAGAAAGGCCAGTGAGTTATACTTAAAGCATAACAATCATCATAAAGCTACTTACCAGCATCAAGATAGAGTAAGTGGTGTACTTACAGTTGAAAGCTGGGTAAAGGAAGGTGATATGGATAAAAGCAAACTTTATGGCTTTGACCTTCCTAATGGCACATGGTTTGTTAAGATGCGTATAGATAATGATGAGCTATGGCAAAAGATAAAAGAGGGTGAGCTAAAGGGCTTAAGTATTGAAGGATATTTTACTAATCGTTTTGAAGCTATGCAAGAAAAACAAGAACCAACAAACGAAGAAATACTAAAAGCTTTGAACGAAATAATCAAAGAAATCAAATAAATAACTAACTAATATATATATTAAAAAAAAGAACCTATGGATTTAAAAGAACAAATTTTAGTAGCTCTAGGACTTAACAAAGAAGAAGAAACAAAGTTGGGTTGGCAGGGCAAATCTGAGGACGGTACAATGTTTGTATCTACAGCGGAAGAGTTAGAAGCTGGTGTGGATATATCTGTATTGACTGAAGACGGAAGTACGATATTATTACCTACAGGAAACTACTCTACTGATGAGTTAAGCTTTACTGTAGAAAATGAAGGTGTAGTAAAAGAAGTGATGCGTAAAAAGAAGGAAGAAGAAGAAGAAGAAGAAGAGGAAGAGGATAAGAAAAAAGAAGAAATGACAGCAGATGAAGCTTATGAAAAAGCTGAATTTGAAGATAAAGAAGATGAAGAAGATAAGGATAAGAGTAGATATGCTGAAGAGTTTCCTGAAACACCAGCTGAAAAAGCTGACTGGGCAAAAACTTATGAAGAGATGAAGGACAAGGTGAAGAACCTAGAAGATGCTGTAGCTGATATTAAAGCTAGAATAGGTGAAACTGGTGATAAGGAAACAATGAGTGAGGAAGTAAAAGAAGAAAAAACAGAATTATCTTTAGAAGAATTAAAAGAAGAAAACATTAAATTAAAAGAAGAGTTAGCTAAAACACCAGCTGAAGCTCCTTTAAACACAAATAAATTTAGCTCTAGCAAAGCACCTATAACTAGAGGGCAATACAATAAATTAAGTGCTAGAGATAAGTTTTTACATGATTTAAACAGATAAAATATTAACTAATTAAAAATTAAAAATTATGGCATTCAATGTGACGAGTAATTTCTCGGGTAAGGCGGCAGGATTTTATATCAGTGCAGCCCTAAAACAAGCAATTTCATTAGACTTTATTACATCTATTGAAAACATTAAATTTAAAAGTAATATACAAAAGATGGCTGGTTCAGGAGTAGTGAAGGACGCAACATGCGACTTTGATGATCAAGGTACTTTGGCTCTTACTGAAAAAGTTTTGACTCCAAAGAATCTACAGATAAACCTTGATCTTTGTAAAAAAACTTTGCTTTCATCATGGGAGGCCCTTGAAATGAGAGCTGGAGCTGGTGCGCCACCTCCTGTATCTTTTGAGGATTATGTAATATCTTACATGGGTGAGATTATTGCTAATGCAACTGAAACATCTATATGGAGTGGAGCAGCTGCTAACAATGGTGAATTTGAAGGGTTTTTAACTGGTACTACTGGAGCTTTTGCTGTAGATGGTACTGTAGTAGCCTCAACTGCATCAGGGGCTTATAATGCTGGAAATATTGTAGCTAACTTACAAACTTTAACAGCTGATATGGCTGCTAACATTTCACCTCTTTTAACTAGAGATGATTTATACATATACATGAATGCTAAAACTTATGCTTTCTATGTATCAGCTATATCTACATTAGGATACTTAAATGCTTACAACATGGGTACTGATTATGTTCCTGTATTTGAAGGCTACAAGATTGCTGTCTGCCCAGGAATGGCTGACAATCAAATGGTTGCTGCTGAAAGAGGAAACTTATTCTTTGGTACTGACCTTTTAAGTGACCACACTAGAATAACTATTATGGACATGGCTAACCTTGACGGGAGCGACAACATGAGATTAGTGGCTAGATATAGTGGTGGCGTTCAGTTAGGAGTAGGAGCTGATATAGTACATCAATCATAAATAAATTAAATAGCGGTAGGGGTGTAAAAACCTCTACCTCTTTAACCTTTAAAACAATATAAGACATGGCATGTACATCTTTGACTAAAGGTAGACAACTAGACTGTAATAGAGTAGCTGGTGGTGTAAAATTCGTATACTTTGCTGTATATGACCAAATATCATCATTTGCGTATGATAGTACAAATTCTGAAGAAATAGATACTATTGCTTTTGCAAGTAGTACAGATATTTACAGATATACAGTACCTAGAGGTTCTACCTCAATAACTGACACTATAACAGGCTCGACAGAGAATGGAACTATATTCTATGCTCCAGCTTTAGCTATGGTGTTAAACAGATTAAAAGTAAAAACTCAAGAACAAGTAAAATTATTAGGACAAACTCAAGTGGTTATCTTTGCTCAACTTAATGCTACTCATCCAGCTACTGGTAATGATGTTATTATGGTATTAGGTATAAACAATGGTATGCAGCTGAATAGTGGTACTGAAGAAAGTGGCGCTGCTTTTGGAGACCGATCAGGTTATACACTTAACTTTGATGGCTTAGAAAGTAGACCTATGGCAATGTTAGAAGATGTAGCGGCAGGTGCTGCACCATTTTCTAATGCAGGTATAACTAACTTAAATAGTATAATTTCTACTGATGCTTAATATTATTTGTAGTTTTTATATAGCTTGATGGAGGTGGGGTGGTTCGACCATCTATAGATTTATCTAGCGTTCATCATAAAAAGGAGTAGTTTCGGCTACTCTTTTTTTTATTAAGCAAATAAAACCTAAGTATTTATATATTATAATAGTATGATACAAGGAACTACAGAAACAACTTTCAAAGCTTACATTTGTACAGAAGATAATAGAATAGATACTGCTAAAGCATCTACTCAGATTAGGCATTTGTTTAAGATTACAAATGATTTTAGTGGTGCTATAGTTTATTGTTATCCTACAGAAACAATATACAATAGATATACAGAATTTACTTTTACTTATGCTTTAAATCCTGATATGTTTTTAGGGCAGGTAGATTTGAAACCATCAGGATATTACAAATATGAAGTGTATGAGGTAGCGTGGATAGGTTCAGTAACAATAACTGATACAACTGCACCAAGTACAGAAACTGATGTATTACCTGTAGCTGATACTAATGGTATTGTAAAAGGGTTAGTTACAAAGGGTAAACTATTTATAGATGATAAATCTGGTACAGCTCAAGTACAATATACTCAACATCCAGAACCATCTGAAAACAACTATATATGGTATGGTGATAGTGGTTTTGAAAATGCTTTCAGTTTAGATTTTGATGGTGTAGATGATTATGTAGATTGCGGTGATGCACCTATATTTACTATAAATCATTCAGCTGCAAATAGAGGTTTTTCAGCATCATTATGGGTAAAGCTTACTAGTGGTGCTACAGCATCACAAATTATACTAAATAAAAGTGATTTCTTTAGTGCTGGTGCTTTTAGGTATGAATATATAATAAGAACTGATTTTCAGAGTAAACCTAGAATAATTATTTATGGTGGTGATAGTAATGCTATATTCCAGCAATTTGTAATTGATACTGTTTTAGCAGCTGATGTAT